TCACCTCATGATTATTAATATTATAACTAAAATTATTATAATTATACCAATCAAGAAATATTTATTATGAATTAAATTTGATATGAATCCTCTAGAGGAGCTTTGGGCGCTTCCGGGAGAGTTTGGGCTACTTGGGCTAGAGGGGCTGCTTGGAGAGGATGGTACTATGCCCGCTATAGTTGACGTACTACTTGGGGCTGTAGCTCCATATGTATTAGCCGTTTGTTGATTTTGTAGCGCTGTCCCTGCTTCTTGAGCTTGTTCTCCATACGTGAATGGATTGTATAAATTGTTAGTTGGGGGGCTGTAGTTGTAGGGGCTGCTTTGAGAGCTAGGGCTGCTAGGAATTGTTATGCTAGGAATTGTTATCTTTGGTGGTTTTATGCTAGGGCTGCTAGGAATTGGAAGGATTTGTGTGTTCTGCGGAGAGCTTGGGCTAGAGGGACTACTTGGAGAGATTTGTGTGTTCTGATTTGTTCCTCTGCCAAATAATGAAAGTCCTAAAGGAACACCAATTCCTACACCTACCGCTGCAAGTGTGCCGTATTTACTTATTTTTAATAATGTATTTCTCAATCTGCTTCCTTTTTCTAAATCATTCTCTGTCAGATCAGATTCAGTAAGATCTTTTTCCGCATTTGTTAAGTCTCTTTCTGCTTGTGTTTCTTCTCCTAAGTTTCTTTCCACATTCTTTTCTAAATCAAGTTCGTCTAAAAGGTCGCGTTGGGCTGGATTAATTAAATCAGATTCTTCCGCAAAATCTTTAGCTAATGGATTAAGCAGATCTGTAGCTGTTCCTCCCCCTGTCTCTAACGCTCTAGCTCCAGCTAAAGCAGCTTCTGCCCCTACATCGGCTGGACGTAAAAAAGATGCTGCTATGTCTATACCCGGCAATAAGTCAGCAATCCCAAACGCTATGTCGGATATCTTACTTCCTAACCCCTCATTCGGATGCGCCGCCAAGTGCCCAAATGTACCCGTGACTGGAATTATGTTTGCAGCTAGCTGAGATTCAGCATTAAAGAGTTGAGATCCCGTCTTTATTCCGAATCTTGCTAATCCGCTGAAAACCGGAGTATTTGCTACGCTTTGATTTTCAACGTCTTTGATAGCCTGTTCAAAAGGAATTAGTTTATGTTTTGCAATTAGATCGCCAAATTCTCTTCCTGCTGCAGCTGCTCCCGTAAATAAGTCTGTGAACCCGGTTCTTGTCGCATGGTATGCCGCCGCCAGCCCCTTTTGTACATCGCTTAAAGTTTCATTAGATAATCCTCCTAGTTCTCGTTCAATAGGCTGTATAACATGTACTGGTGGTAGGTAAAATTTTGGTGGGTGAGTTATAACGTTATGAATAATTTGCCCAGCGTGACCTAGTTCTCGTTCAATAGGCTGTATAACATGTACTGGTGGTAGGTAAAATTTTGGTGGGTGAGTTATATCATTTTCTATATTAGAAACTGTTTTTTTAGCTTGTTTTGTGAAATTAGTTACAGCATTTTGTATGTCATTAAATAATCCTGCAAAAAAACTCATACCTCATCTATCTCTTATCTCTTAATGCTCTTTCTCTGTTTAGCTATGTATTGTTGTACTATCGCTGCTATCTGTGCTGGTAATGCTGCAAGTTCGTCATAATATGGTAAGACGTAACTTAAGTATAAGCTATAGACGTTGTCTTGATTTTGTAAGGCTAAATCGTATTCGATTGAATCAGAAGGAGCATGAGTTAGATCTAAGTCTCCATTGAAATACTTTTTGAAATCAACGATTGCGGTAGCTCCGCTATATGGTGCTACTTGATATTCTATTTGATTTTCTGCTTGGAGAGCAGACCAGCTTACCTTTATTTTATCTGTAGGCACTCCTCGAACTATTTTCAGCTGGTATTCAGTTGGATCGTTGTTGTTGATGCCCGATGTGCTGTTTACTATGTAAATTAGTTGTTTTTTATAGATTTGCCCTGGCTGCAAGTATGCAACATGGACTGGCGAACTTGATGCGGGTACATTGAAAGTTGGTATTTCTATGACTTTCGGTAGCACGGTGGCTAGGGGCATCTCTCCATCGCTTCCCAATCCCCCTTCAGCTGCTATTTCCTGAGCAGTCACACGTTCATATACTATGGTAATCACAAAGTTTGCATTAATTGTTACTCCACTTGGTGTTGAACCTGTTAATATTGAAAGTATTATGTTCTGAACCATAGTAGCGGGGAATCTTGCCAAGTCAAATTCCCACATCACATTAAGGGGGACTGAGCCTGATGCGGGTACTGAAGTGCCAGGCGCGGGCTGAGCTGGATTCTGTCCTCTAGACGTATAGTATGCTAGAATACCTAATCCAGTTCCTGATACTGAGTAGAGTGTCTTCGAACCCTCGTATGAGAGATTGAAAGTTTGTACTAAATTGTATGGGAAAGGTGCAGCCGGAAGGGTCACGGCACTAGTTCCTGAATTGGAGATAGTTCCTATTAATTGCACTCGGATTTTCCTGATAAAATTGTTTCTCGGAATTTTAATCGGTATGTTAGTACCTGCAGCCCATGCATATGTTTGTTGTAGTGTTTCTGTATATATACTTCCCATTCAGATCACCTTAGAGTTTTACGAATTTGTATAGCGTTAGACCTCCCCAAACTCCTACTACTACTATTACGAATAGTATTATATAGTGCATAGTGTCTTCTTTCATTTCATTCTCCTCATTTTACTCTATGTCAGGGTTTTCGTTATAAACCTTATCCATATGAAGAAAATAAATTTTCTGAATTTTCTATGATTTTCTAAATTTGGGATAAAAATCGAGGATTCTGCTATGAAAACAAAGTTTTCAGAGTGAGAAGTTTCAGAAATCAAATCGGCTTGTGTATCTTTATCGTTTGACTGTTTACATCGTAAATGAGAAAATGATATTGTTTAAGCGTTTTAACTTTCTCTGCTGCTTCTGCGCTTATGTACTTTGAGATCCACCTTAACTCATTAGGCTCACGCGTATAGAACATAATAATGAGGTCGGCTTGTTTGTAAACGATAGGCATAAGATCGTATACCCTCTGTGTGCTTAGAATTAGCCCTAAACCTGCATGTCTGTTAGCATGTAACGCTTCGTCTATTGCAGGCGTTACTTTTTGTTTGTACTTAAAATGATAGTATGCCTCGTCTATAATTAAGACAGTAGTTCCATATTTTTTACTGTGCAATTTAGAAGCTTGCCAAAGTTTTTCAAAAAAATCATCATTTTTCGCTCTGTCATAAACGACTACGTACTGCTTGCTTACTATATCACTTAAAGAAGTAGCGTTATATCCGAACTTTGAGTATTCGCTTCCAGAACGAAGTAAATTATGATCATCAATAATATAGCTAATTTTATGAGCTTTAAGGACTGGAATAAAGTAATGTTTTATTAGATAACTCTTACCGCTTTTCTTCCTTCCTACCAGAACCACTATATCATCCGGATTCATCCCTAATCCCAGCTAAGAAGAAATCTTCTAGTTGGTTATACATATCCACTAACTCTTTACGAAACTCTTCATTAGTCTCACACGCTAGTACAAGTACATAAAAGAACTGGAGTGAACCGGACAAAGGCGCTGCTTCTTTGAACTTTGAAGAAGCTTTCGTTATTCCATCTAAGAAAATTTTTACAGTTTGGCATTCTTCGTATCGTGGCTGAATCTTTCCTTCTTTCAGCTCTCTCAAGTATTCTTTCGCTTTTGGATCTAAACCACTCTCTGCTATTTGCGTTATTAGGCTTACTATCATATTATTAGGTACTTTCATAGTGGTATCTCCTCCATTACTCTCATTTGTGATTTGATTTTGTCCTTCTCATTCAGATCAGTTTTATTACCTTCTCCTTTCCATTGCTTTTTCTCATTACTCTTGTCTCCTTCTTCATCTTCTTGTGACTTGAAATATGTTATGATACTTACAATATCAGATGCAGCAGCGCCGGCGCTGCCAATTCCCAGTATAAATAATTGAATGTATCTCTCATTCAATAACCCCACCGCATCTAATAGCTGATAATAGTACTTACCATGCTGTCTTATACGTTCGTCTGGAATTATGTCGTTTAAATCTATGTCTTTCTTATATTTTATGCTCAAGATTCTTACTACTAGTTCTAGGAGTGCGCCATACGCTAGGGCTACCACTTCTTCATTAATCTCAATAGGCTTTTGTCCAGTCTCCGTTAATTCTGGAAGTTCTCCTTGAAGTTCTCCTTCAGGCGTCCCTTCTGCTTCGCCTTCTTCCTTCTTTTCCTCAACATTTAACTTAAGGCTCTCATCTACTTTCTGCTCGTTTTGTGCAGCTTCTTTCAACTTTAGTTTGCTTTTTATTGCGCGTAGGTACTCTCTCGGGTGCCTATTGCCCCACCATGACTCTATACCCTTTACTATACACTCCTCATCCACTCCATTGTTTAACAAATCAGCGATTACGTCCATCCTTTTGCGTCCTTTTACTACTATTTCCTTACCATTCACTACGATCTTTTCCGGCTCTGGAGCGAAGAATTCGTTACTACATATCTTAGTTAAGTCCTGTTGAGGGTCGTATAATTCACTCATTCTTTTACCACCGCCCCACTATGAATTAATATAGCATCTATCGCAACAAGATCTATCCTTCCGATTACTTCCTTTACTTTATTGTTTATTGGAAGTTCTATCACAAGCTCAATGTAATGATCAGTTATTTTTCGTACAGTGCCGACAAAGTCTGCAAACTGAGTAAAAACTTCTACTACCATTCCTTCTTCTATGTCCTTTAAAGCTTCTTTTTTCATTTTTTCTTCCACCTCTTCCAGATATACAAAATGGTGAGGATAAAGGATGCAATAAGAAGCGCCAAACCCAACCCTAACAAACCTAAACTAATTTCCTGAACCTCTTTCCTCTTTACTTTTTTCTCTGGCTTTTTTTGTTCTTTCTTCTTCTCTACCTTAGCCCCCCTATTTTTTGGCTCTGGCTTTTTTTCCTCTTTCTTCTCGGCTTTCTCTTCTTGTTTAGTCTCTGTTTTTTGTTCTTTAGTCTCTTTTTTCTCTTCAATCTTTTGTTCTTCTTTTTTTGGCTCTGGCTTTTTTTCCTCTTTCTTCTCCTCTACCTTTTCTTCTTTTTTCTCTTCAGAAACCTGACTCATCAAAAAATTACTCTAACTTAGAGTTTATAAAAAAACATGAGTATTATTCAACTCTAAATAGAGGTAAATCAGCGATTTCGTTTCTAATTAGTCTGAGTTTCATTTCTATCTCATCCTCATAAACTTCGAAATCGTCTTGAAAATCCTTTAAGTTATTTATTACTTCTACAGTTTCATGGATTATGTCAATTAATCTTTGTGCAAGATAAAATTTTTCTTCATATGATATATTCTCAGTTTCTAGTTCACTTAAAGCTTTTTCTAAATGTGCCTGAATTTGTTTAAACTTTGGAAGATACTTTTCTCTTGCTTCTTTTGCTTTCATATACTTCACCTCTATCTTAGACTCTGTGTTAGAAAGTATATAAGTATTATCTTCTTACTCTTTTCTTCTTTTTGTTATCTTAGACTCTAGCGTAGACTTTAAAATAAAAGAGAGATGATTAAAATTATGAAAATCAGGAAGATCATGAGGTTAAATTATTACGTGATCCTAAAGATATTAGTACTAAACGGCAGTAGGCTTGAAAAGAAACGAATAAGGGGTGAGATTCTTAAAAGGTTTGATATAGATATTTCCGATGGCGTTCTTTACCCTCTAATTGACTCACTAATTTCTGATAATATCTTAAGGGAAGAAGAAAGTGTTGAGGGAAAAGTGCTTTGGCTAACAGAGAAGGGCATGAAAGAGTTTGAAGAATTAGACAAGTTTTTTAAAAAAATATTTTGTTCATAATTTACAATCATCGTAATTTACAATAAAGGCATTGCGGTTTTTCTTCATTAAATATAATGCATTTGTTGTCTCTGTAATATTTACAAACGGGAATTTTGAGAGCGTAATTTAAAAGAAGCTCTGCTACTTGCTTTTGTGATAATCCTGTTATTGAGCGTATTCTCTCAATCTCGCCCACTAACTTTTCTCCTTCAATATCAATTCTCATCTTTCCTCATCTTCTATAAGCTTTTTCAGGGCTAACTTTAATGTCCCTAACTTCGTGTTTATCCCGTATTTCTCTTTTGCCTTATCCATTGCTTTTACTAATAATTCATAAGTCTCCTCGTCYAGAGGAAATGTCTTATACGTTTTCTTGCCTTTTGCCATGCTCTCACCTCAACTCAAATAACCCATTATTCCTTCTTTCTTCTTTTTCTGTAAATATGAAAGAAGAACTCTTCCATAGCTGCAATTATATTTAGTAGCTAGTTGTCTGAGTCTTTCTAAATTAGAATTTCTTACATATATTTTCCCGAACCAAAACCTTTTATTCCAAACTATCTCTATTTCGTTCTCTTTCTCAACTTCATCCAATAAAGATGAAATTGCTAAATGTAATGCGTCCCTCCTATTTCCTATTTTTTTCTTGCGATATAATATTTCTTCGATTACTTCTTTTGGCAAGAACACCTTTTTACCCAATTATTACCCCCTCTTTCTTTAGATATGCGTAGAGTTTTGAGTGAATTATATCGGTTCGTGTTACCCCCCTCTGTCTTGCTAGTTCGTCTATCTCCTTCAGTTGATGTTCTTTTATTCTGAAGCTTACCACTCTCCCCGTTCCTAAACTTTTGATCTCCTTAATCTCACTAATTTCCGCTAGCGCTTGCCTTATTAGATCGCTTATCGTCATGCCTTTTTTCTTTGCTATTTCTTCTATTATTCTTATTATCTCTCTCTTTATCTTGAAGCTCACAGTAGTTGTAAGATATACCTCTAATTCGTACTCTGTTTCACTTATCTTTCTTACCTTTCCGAAATTTAATTTTAAATTCATAGTCTCTAAGTTAGAGTCTTTGTTAGAGTAGTATATAAGTATTACTCTTTCCATTTTCATTTTTTCAACACCGCTTTTGCGAGTAATTTGAAACTGTCCGCTACTTCCTTCTCTATCGCTACCATCTCATCTAACTTCTCTCTCAATAACTGTTTTTGTTCTTCGTTAGGATTTACAATCTTAATGTAGTCCATTAAGAACTTCTTCAATTCGTCCACTTTTTCAGAAATAACCTTAGCTTTGTTGTCTAATTCTTCATATATATTTATCATCTTCATTTGTCCTAAAATCTCCTTTTTCTCCTTCTCCAGAACACGAATCTCGTCTTTTAGTTTGTTTAATTTCAGCTCTGCCTGGACTATCTCCTTAGTGTAAAGTGACTCTGCATTATTTCTTATGAAACACCTGGCGCAAAGTACCTTATGGCTTTCGGGGTCATAGTAGCAGATCTCTCCTAATTTTATTGGCTTTTGACACTGCGTGCATCTTGCATTTTCGTATTTGTTCTTTATTTCTTTAAGACTAATAGAGTTCTTCTTCACTAAATCTTTCTGAGATTGAATGTATTTTTCTACGAGAAAAGCTATTGTAGATTTGAGATCTGGTTCTCCTTCTCGTAGTATATTGTTAGCAAATGCAATTTCTGAAAGTTCTTTTACTAAGCGTTCACCTAGTCTTATTATATCTTTCAAATCCTAAAGCCTCCTTTATTATATCTTTCACGCTCTTTCTTTGAATTAGACCTTTTTCTCTATCTTCTTCTATCTCTTTCTTCAATTGCTCTATTTGTTCCTCAATGTGTTTAGTATAATGTTGAAGAAGTTGTAGATAATCGTAAGTGGTGTAACCACAATAGCATTTATAGATGTTAATCTTTCTCATTCTTCTTCACCTCATGTAGAATTTCAGTAGCTTCATGCATATCAATGTGAATATAGTCGTGCACTATGAGTACCACTCTAAACAATCTTCCATGTAGAATTATTCCGCCTAACGATATTGACTTTGGATCGTTTATTTGGAATTCCGGAATTATTGCACTAATTGCATCAGGCTTTATTTTAACGTCTAAATAATCTAAGATTGATAACAGTAACAACGGGTTTTTTGTCTCTCTATATGCTATTAACGACTGGCGTAATTTCTCGTCTTTTATTGACTGGACAGTTACTTCTTCGTCACTCATTTTATCCACACCTCATAGAATCCGATTTTCCCTTCTTCATACATCTTTGTTATCTCCTCATGATTGAGAACCTTTCCTTCTTCCAGACGCTGAGTTATCATTATGACAATAGCCCTATCACCTTTATCTAACTTTATCTCTACCCTGTTCTTTTGCAATTTTGTACCGCATAAAGTGTTAATAAGAGCTATCGTGCTATCGTGCCCAACCGCATTCACTAAATATTCTTCTTCTGTGTCTATCGTTGTACAGAATTCGTCTTTGTCTATTTTATCGATTACTACGTTTGCAGGGAAGTTTTTTATCATGTTGAGAGAAAACGCGTTTACGAGATATGTCTTACCCATTTTATCCCCTCTGTTTTAGAGTTTATGTTAGACTCTATTTAAATGTTTTTGCTTAAGACATTGATCTAGTTTATCCTCAATTGTTTGGAGTTCTAGAAGTAGGTCGTCGTGGATTGTTGCGTGTCTTTCGTTTATCATTGCTTTTATACATTGAGAGAGAGATTTGTATTTTGTGCATATTTCTTTTAGTTTTATTTCATCCTCCTTATTGAGATATATACTAATTCTCATACACCATCTAACTCTAACTTAGAGTCTAATTCCTTATAAGTGTTTTTGTATGCATAGTTTGTGGTTATTCTTGTAACACATTTTGTGGTTGTTTTTGTATGCATATTTTAGGGCTTGTGGTTGTTTTTGTATGAGTTTTGAATTTTTGGAAATGTAACAGAGTGTAACACAAGACCCTTAGCAAAAAATCGAAATGTTACACGTAAATAACGTGCTTTTACGTTAGTTTTGAATTTTTTGTGTTACATACTAGAAATAGCCTCAGCCCTTTCCACGTCATTTTCGAATTTTTTGCATTCCTGCCGAATTGTAAAAAGACGTAGAATACTTTCAGTCACCCCCTCCCCCAATTACTACATGAATTGAAAGAAGTTTCCAATACTAGAAAGCTGGTTTCGGCTGGCTGTTATACCCCCATCTTGAATATATTTTAGTGGTTTCACCGAAATCCAACAATAATTGAAAGTTTGCGTGGAAAGGTGAAAGTTCAGAAACTCTCCACACTTTAAGTTAGACTCTAATCCCGATTTTTGCCCCCCTTTTTGCTCTAAAAAATTAGGGCAAAAATACCCTTAAATTACGTATTCCGAATTGACCTAGGCAAGTTACTTTTAGGCAAAAATCGTGAAAACAAAAGAAGACAGACTTTTTTAAATCCGCAATAATCAAAATTCAAAGTAGAAGATAGAAGAAAAAGATCCCCCGAAATCCCGCCGGGGGGCGCGGGGGGATAAAATAAAAAATAGTTTATACTGCCGCTAACCCGCTAAGAGTTATCGTACCCGCTGAAGCTGAAGAATTTAGAATAGCATATGTATTTCCGGAAGTATCGGCTACCCCTCCTTCAGCCACGAATCCTAATGGGTTACTCAACGCATATTGATTTACGGTTCCTACATACACCACTATTTCTGCTATATAATTAGTAGCCCCGCTAGTTTCGTCATAGACTCCAAGATAATACAGTCCAGGCGCAGAGCCTTGTATAGATGTTATATACCAATATGTATTATTCCCGCTACCTGTTTGTGTGGTGGTGGAGTATGATCCCTTAGAGAGTTGTAGATTATTCATTTGAATCGTATTTCCTGCCAGATATCCTCCTTGATTAGCACTCGCATTTGTGTTTTGCGAAATAATTGCTATACCGAAGCCTGTAACCGTGAAAGGTAAACCTATGGTGACACTTGAAGAAGTTGTAGAAGAAGCTGAAGTAGTAGTTAAATTGCTACTCATGTATAATTGTCCATTCACTGTTATAGAGTTAGATGATGATGTAGAGAAACTTGCGGGGTATGCAGTTACTGTAACACCAAAATCAATTCTCCAATAAGTACTCGTAGCAAAACTTGCATTATAGAGATATATATTTCCTTGTCCATTCTCGTTCTGTCTGAAGAATATATATGATGTTAATGAACTATTGATAGACAACTGGTATATTTGCGTATTTCCTTTTATTATTATATAAATAGTACTTGACCCACTATAGGCATAAAAAGACGGCGAAGCAATTATACTATCTTCTATTTCTATTGTAGAATTATTTACATTTGCATTGAACCCAAATATAATTGCTTTCTTCATTTTTATTATCAAATTGTTCCCGTTGATTGCAAACTGTAAATTAGAAATACTTAAGCTTGTTAGTAAGCCCGCCATTATTTCCATTAGTCCTCCCATTAGTCCTCCCATTCTTATCTTTTTTGCTGTTATATTCATATTGACTGATAATTGTTGAGATAGCAGTGTTTCAAAATATATCTCATTTGCGAAAATATTTCCAGGGGCTGAACTAATGCTGGAATTATAAGTCAAACTATTCAAATTATTACTGAATATCATTGTATCTGCAAACAAAAACGCTCCTTGATTTACGTAGAGAACCTGTCCGTTGTATAYCAATGTTTTAACGCCCATGAAACCGGAAGCTACTTCGACGTTTACATCACTTTGAACATAATTAGCCACTAACACTCCATTTACAGTTAGGTTGATAGGAGGAGTAGAACTAGCAAGCGTCGCTGGACTATCAGCTTCTATCTCACCAACGATCAATACTCCGTTGACGTTCACAGTTGATCCGCTTTGCATTATTATTTTCTTTGCTGTAACGAATCCATCAAAATTCACAGTCACATTCGGCTGTATTACAATGTCATTATAATTCCCGCCATTAATAGTAGTGTTTGTTGTGATTAGTAAATTCTCATTTGATTGCTGTATTGACACTATGTCTGTTACGTTTAATTTTACAGGAACCTCAAATAGTGGATGGATTACTCCTTTTACTTGCACTACTGATGATGCAGAAGAAGGAGAATTAGGATTATATACAGCCTTTATCTCATTTAAAGGAAAATTTGTCAATTGTAGGACTTGTCCAGGCGCTAATATTATCGTTCCTACATCGGAAGTCGAAACACCTAGATCTGCTGTTGTCGAAGCGTGTGCCACCTTTACTAGCGTTATTGTCAGGATTGCAGTTCCATTATTAACCACTATCCCCGTAAATCCATTTCGCTCTCCTATTGGAATCTCCGCTTTCGGATAGTTTGCGTTAATAGTATATTCTCTATCTATATATTCTACGTCAAACTTGTATCGCTCAAACTTTTCTTTTACCTCTTTAAATTCATCCATATCATTATTCTACTCTAACTTAGAGTTTATAAAAAAACATGAGTATTACTTTAGTCTAACTACGTTATCGTTTTGTAAAATTAATCGCTTTTCTGGAGAAAGTGCTAGACGTTCATCTATGAAATGATACGCTTTCAAACTGCTTAATGCATAAGTTCTTGGCTTGTGCGTTACGAAGAAATAGACATCCTCGCCGATCCAGTGCGGGGTATTCTCAGGTTTGTACGCTAAAAATGCCGGTCGTTTCAAGCCCTCTAAGAACTCACGTTTAATAAATGTGAAACCTAACGCACATCCATTTACCTCAGTATCCTTTATTTCCGTAAGCCAATCTTTCGTATATACGGAATAGCCCTTAAGTGTCTTTAAGAAATAATATCCACAAACCACATCATAGCCTTCCTCAAACTTCTTTTCCACTTGAGAGAAATATATCTCTATCGGAACTACATCTTCATCTAGGAATACTAACGTGTCATAATCTTTCATCTGAAGAAAGATATCTAAAGAGAGCTCCCTTTGAACAGCTGTGTGATTTCTACGAGAAAGAACTACGTATTCGATATCATTCTTTATTAGAAAATTAAGAAGGGGAAGCCTCACGCTCCCCATTGTAGGGATAAAAAAAAGAAATTTCATTCCAGCTCACAACCTTATCTTCTCTACTTTAGCGACCGGAACAGTCTCTTGCTTTATTTCGTTTCTTACTACTGTCTCAATACATCGCCTTATAGCCTCTGACCTGTTTAAACCATGTTTTAATGCGTATTTATCTAACAGTTCCAATAAGTCTTGCTCTATTTTGAAAGTGATAACTTGCATTGTCATTCTTTATTTCCTCCTAATATTTGTGTGAGAATATCTGATACTTCCAGTGCACTTTCCTTCATCAATTCCTTATTCTTCGTATTGATCTCATCTAAGAATTTCTTTAAAAGATTTAGCAATTCTTCGTCTGAAGCTTCTATTTCATATCCGTCTGTTACCTTTCTAATAACTATTTTCATGTTCTCATTTTTAGACTCTAAGAACGAGTATATAAAAAAGAAATACCGAAAAAATGGGTATTACTTTATCAAAATAAAAAATCGATATTACTTTATGCTTTGTCTCCTAGAGCGAAACCTACGGTTCCGCCGCCGATTGCGAACATTTCTGGAAGAGCCGTTACATATGCAGGCGCATTATTAGGATTGAGCGATGTAGCTATCACAGCCAGCGCTATACCGAATAACCCTCCACCTAGCGCTCCTAATGCTCCAAATCCAAGCCTTCTAAAAAATGAAGGCTTCCTTCTCTCTTTGTGTTCTTCCACTACACTTCTTAGATATTCAAGCTCTAATTGTTTGACTTCCTTTTCATATATGTTATCCAGAGTGTCTTTCTTATCTTCGTTAGGATTTGCTGACATACAAAAAATACTTTAATTTAGAGTCTAAAAAAGATTTCGCTTATAAGTATTATCTTCTTACTCTTTTCTTCTTTTTGTCTTTGGAAGAAAGAATTAGATAGGCGATAGGAAAAATCGCCATTGCCAATGCCGCTATTATTGCATCCATAATTTAAGTAGAAAATCCAAGTATAAAAATTTTTGAAGAGAAAAACTCTAACTTAGAGCATTTAACGCTTTTTCTTTGACTTTATCAGGGTCTTTTACTAACTCTTGCGCAAGGGGCTTAAATTGAGCTAAGAGTTTTTGGAGTCTCATCTCAAGACTTGCATAATAAGAGATAAGAGTGTTGGGGTCTTCCCAAGCGACCCCAAATGGCGAAAAGTACCTTTCTCCGCCTGCGAATCCGGAAATTGATTCTAAAGGTAGCCCCAGATAATTTAGTCTCCAGTACGCTCCGCTTCTCCTAACATCATGAGGGGTTAGTGTCCCTCTTCCTTTCTCATCAACTTTTCCAAGATATTTTGAGAACTGTTTTAGCCATGACTTGTAACTCTCGTAAGTGAATCCTAGCGTATCTTTCGCTATATAAACGTCTCCTTCTTTTTTCAATTCTAGTAAATTATCCAGCAAATCTTCAAAAAGCAGATCTAAGTTGATCCCGTACCAAACTTTTTGTGTCTTCGATTCATATATGGCTCCTGTTCTTTTGGTTATGTCTACATTCTGCCACTTAATCCCGAATAAACTACTGTCCACGCCGTACTTCTCTATATCTTTATGGCTTCCCTCTCTGCTCATAGTCGTTAGATGTAACTGTAGCAATAACTTGAACTTGTAACATTTATCTCTCTTTTCTCCTTCAAATTTGCTGCAAAATTCATCTATTTTCACGAATTCTTCGGGATACAGATAATGCAAATTCACTTTCTTCCTGCCGGGGTGTTTCTTACCAGCGTGGAATCCCTTCAATTCACTAATCAAGTCTTGATTAATTGGAAAATCTTTGATATGTGTGGCAAAATGCCTATACGTGCTTTCGTCATAATTCAACACTGTTTTTACATATAATATTAATGCGTCAAAGTCCTCCTTTGTCCATACCTCTGGACTAGGTTTCTTCCTTTGTTTCAACATGAATTCGTAAATCGTCTCCCAATTCTTTATCCTTGTCTGTAACTGCGTTGTGCTGATTGATTCCCCCTTCCCTGCCACTCCGATTACCGTTCGCACCCACCGCCGAAAGATCTTTTTTATTCCGTTAAACTCACTGATTTTTTCAATCATTTTCTCTACTTTCTCAGTGTCAAACTTCTCCTTAGCTTCCTTCACTCTCTTCATGTACTCATACAACTCGTTCCAAACGCTCCTGTTGACCACGAGTCTAGCTCTAGTTTCATCTTCTTCGTGCTGCGCTAGCATTGCTTCCCATTTTGCCCTTATGTTGTCAATGTTCTTCTCTATCTCTTCGAATCTCCTCTCTATTGAGTCTCTTGATACATATTCTTCTCCATCTTTTACCAAGCCGTCCTCTTTTGCTAAGTCATTAATGTATTCATGAATTTTTGAAATTGAAAATCCCCACACGTATTTAAGCATGTAAAGGGTTACGTATCCCTCCTCAAACTTAAAAAAGCTAGGTCTACCTCTTTTTCCCGTCTTATTCACTTCGTTCAGTTTCAACGTATTAAAAACCAGATCTTTTTGCCATTTGGGGATTTGTCTTAAATCTACATTCCCGGGCATATTTTTTCCCTCAAAAATACTCTAACTTAGAGAGTATAAAAAGTTTTCTATGTTAGAGTCTAACTAAGAGTTTGAGAAATTCCCTATATAGAGAATACATACAATTATTATAATTGAAATCAGAAAGAGTAAGTTTATCAAAATCTTCTACATTCAATTCGTTTAAAGTGTTCATCTCAGAATCAAAAATATAAATTGTGGAATTATCTTGCGCTATAACTAATTTGCAATAAAGAGAAGAAATATAAAAAATGATTGTGTTATCTCTTGTTCTCACGTCTAATTTTATCTTTAAGGAATTTGATGAAGTCAAATATAGCGTCCCCTATGGCAAATGGAAAAAATAAAAAATTCAGCGCATGTCTTATGAGTTCTTTAATTCTTTCTTTTTTATAATATACTCTATCCATCTAGTCCTTTCCTCCATTAGCGTTACTTTCTCTTCCGTTTTTCTGATAATATGATACTCATATAAAACTATACCCGCTATTACAGAGAGTATTACACTATTTATTGCCTCAATTAGCATATATAATCTCCTCCTAACTCTTCTTTCTCCTCATGCGATATAATCTTAAAGCAAGTAGTATCTGTCTTTTTCTATGTGGAGTTAATTCATCTTTATGCTTTCTGTAAAATTCTTCTAATTTAGTAATAGAGATTTCCCCGTCTTTTCTGAGTAGCGTAGGATGTTCTTTTTTTATCCACTCCTTCAGCGCTCCTTTATGCTTTATTGCCTTCTGTATCCATTTCTTCGCCATTTTTTCACCTCAGTATTAACACTATGAGAATCAGAACTAACAATATCAAAATCCATATCCATATTGAGATACCGAATAGCTTTGGCGAATGGGAAATTACTACTACTTTAGTTTGGCTGCTTGGTGTTTCTTGTTCTTGTCCAAATTCATATTGTATCTTTTCTATGTCCATATAATCACTTCCGTGTAGCTATCAAGAAGATTATTATTATTATCAGTATTGCTATTATTGCTATTACTAACGGATTAAAGATGGCGCCTAATGAAGTTGTTTCTATGAATTTTTGGGGTGGTTCTCTTTCAGGTGGCGGAGCGTAGGGACTATATGGAACATATGAATAAAATTGGAAGGGATTTAACGGATTTCCCCCATATTCTCCAACTTCGAAACCATGTATCCCCGCTCCAAGCCCTGCACCTAGAAGACCCGCTCCTAACCCTGCAGCTCCTCCTATTGCTAGGACTTTACCCGGCGTGGTACTATATATTCTTCCCGCGGCTGTACCTATATCTCCTGCTACCCTCCTTAATCCCGTATATAGATCACTGAGATATCTTCTTAGTGCATCCGCAGTATCACCTATTACATCTCCTAAAGCCAATTACCTCACCCGTGCTTATGTTTCTTATGATATATGTAGTATAGCACTAAAGCTATGATCACTAGCGCTATTACTATCCATACCCATGTGGGCAAACCAAACACTTTCTTGTTTAGATCTGCTTCTAAACTTCCGCTTCCGGGAGAGTTTGGGCTTGAGGGACTACTTGGAGATGATGACATTATACCCGCTGTAGTTGAGGGACTACTTGGGATAGAGGGGCTGCTTGGGGCTGTAGCTCCATATGGAGAGCTTGGGTTTATGTAGGGACTGCTTGGGTAAGGAAGATTTGTTCCCTGTAGATTTGAAAGACCAATAGGTGAGCTTGGGTAAGGTAAATTATATGGACTGCTTGGAGTCGGCGCTGAAACTTGGTTTTGATTCTGTCTTGATAAGTAAGAATAAGCTGCTAGTCCTGCCAGACCTGCGCCACCTAGTCCCAATCCCGCTAATAGCGCCTTCTTTAATCCTAGCCTCCTCCTCACTAAATCTTCTAAGTCAGCTAATCTAGCTCTTAAACTTCTTTCTTCATCCGCAAGTTCCGCATTTCTTAAACTTCTTTCTTCTGCAGAAGCCGCTAGGTCTTCTTCTGTTCGTAATCTTCTCAGAAAATCAGCATAATCAAGCGCTCTTGCTTCGGGCGCTAAATCCTCAGTAGCTCTAGCTGCTGCTGTTCCTCCACCTTCTGCTACTCCTCTTCCTATTGCTTCTAGTTCTCCTAGACTATCTGCTATGTTTTTTCTTAAGGCATCTAATACATCTCCAAACTCTGTTCCTAATCCCATATTTTA